CTTGTTGAGTTCCATCTTATAGTATTAGTATATATATTATTTAAATCTATTTTCCAAGTATTTATTCATAACGACGACTCAATGGATTCACAGGGACGGGTTTATTCCAAGACGGAGTGAAATTGGAACCAGCCTCTTTATTCGTTTGAGCATCAAGTCTGTTCGCTGACCACATCGGCGTAGAAATATTCCAATTCGGTATCTTACCTTGCTTAACAGGTAAATTAGCTAAATAACTATCAGCCCCACGATTGCGTTCATTGACCCCAACCGCTCTTTCACTTTTAAAATTTGAGTCCATTTATATAATAGGCTAACATTAAAATTTGACATAGTTGGATTGCTCGGCAACGGAATGAGCCATCATGTGAGCGTCCTTCGTCATTTCCTTGATAATATCACCATACTTGTAAGTATCATAGAAATGCCTCAACATAGACGCTCCAACTTTCTTTTGAAATATATGGTTGAGTGTTTTGGTAATATGACCACCAACTCGTTTAGGATCTGTAGGATACAAGATGAACCCACCATCGGTAACCCCAAACAATTCACAGAACTTGTCAATCACCTTACACAAATTCAAGGGGCACGGAATAACTTCCTTTCCATTCTTCCAATGGGTCTTAAATACATTGAATGTAAAAGTCTTTTGTTTCGGGTCATAGTAGTTAAAACTCTCATCTTCGCCTTTCCCATCTTTATTTAACTTCATAAGAATATAGTCGGCATTGCGTCTCGGGGGAGTTAGAGTGTAGAGAGACAAAGTCATGAAATCAATCATTGCCTTCCTCTTGCTGGAGGTCTTCATATCTTCAATAGTGAAATCGGCACACTTTTGGGCTAAATCATTTTCAATCTTCATAATCTCCGTCCATTCAATCCAATTGGCTTGTTGAGCTGGTGTCTTGGTATGCGGGTCTTCCTTCATAAGGCGAATCTTATCACTTTCCAAGAGTGACTTATATAAGAGATTTACCATAACATATTCCTTTGCTTTTCCAAGATTGTTCAAGACACTAACAACAGCGGTGACAAAACTCTTGCGGGTATTCAAGTTCTCCATTGCGTCCATCTTCGCCTTTATCTTCTTAAAGTCTTTCAAAAAGACAATTGATGAGAATGGTTTTCCATCATTCAATTTGACAAGTTTGGAGAGATACAAATTAATCGTTCCAGCGGCAAGACCTTTCTCGGCAAGGAGCGTTTTCAAGTTATCCATCAGCTTCGTATTTGCTAAAGGTGGCATTCTGTTTTATATAATATATATAGAAAATATTTTTATATCTATTTCAATTTTATAAGTAAATTACATAAATTCGGTTGATTGTGAGTTTTCTTCATCAACACGCTGTCTATCCTTATAAAAAGGATTATTAAGCATAGCATGATTAGCAAAACTTCTGTGGAGTAGGGTAGAAGCAGATGATATACTACGATGACCACTACCACCGCTACTACTAACAGATGGAATTCGTTTCAAAGGATTAGGAGGAGCCGAACCTGTAGAATTATCAATAATAGTTGAAACAGAGTCACCAGAAACAGAGCCTTCTGGTCTCAATAAATTAAGCTCATCGTGAGCTTTTTTTTCTGCTGGTGACATTTTTTTTGTTCCGTTTTCAATTGCGGCAATTAAATTAGCGTGTCTTAGAGTGGCTTTAAAATCTTTTAAAGCTAACTCGTTAGCTTCCCTTTCTTTAGCTGCTTGTATTCTCTGTTCTTCCGTATATTTAGGTGCTCCTCGTTTCTTTTTCAACGGGCTTTCATCCAATCCAGCATTCTCGGCAGGAACACCAACACCTCTATCAATAGCGCCACTCGCTGATGGTAAGGTAATAGTAGAATCGGTAGTAGGAGTTTCAGGGGGGGCGGTGGTATCAACAGATGGAGTTGAAACATCGTTGGTTATAGGAATAGATTCAGGAGCAGAGGCATCGTGTGCGATTTCAATATTTGATGTATTGGCTGATTTATTACTTGCGAAATTAGTTCTTGCGTCTTTTTCAACTCTGGCTAATCGTTCTTCTGTTTGCCTTGATTGAGATTGTAAGCTATTAGCCACTTGAGCAATACTTCTCACAAATTCAGCATTTTCTCTCTCCTGTTGTGTGATATGCGTAGAACTTGGAGCAGAAATAGCTGCTGTAGTCATAGGATTCCTTCCAGCATTTTGTTCATTGTAAGCAGGAAAAGCGTGAGAGAGAACCATAACACTACGAGTATTATCTTGGCTCTGCCTACCTTGTGCAATCGTTCGTCCTTTGGCTCGTGTGCGTGGTTTGACTTGCGGTGCTAAATGAATGACAACATTCTGCTTATTAGTTTGATGTTGCTTTTGTTTCTGTAAGACACCGACTTCTTGGGTTTCCTCCTCAAAGGATTATTGAGCATTATACAATAAGACAAGACAATAATAAATAGTTATTCGTTTTTAATTGTGAGTTTGTTAAAATTTTTATAAAAAGTATGTGTAATTTGATTGAAAAATAAGAAATTATAAGGCTTATCAAAAACATAATCAAACATCTGTTGGGCTTCAGCCCGAGTCATACCAAGCACATCATCAACAAAATCTCTTATGCTGACAACCGATTTCGGGCGGAACAGAATATACACATCAATCAAGCCCCTTATTTGGCGGGGCAAACTTTTGAGAGTTAGAACCGAAATTATTATATTGAGCCGATAATGTCTGTGTTTATAAATAAGTTTTTGTAATCTTGCGAGAACAGCTTTGTTGCGTAACAATTCGCTAAAATCATCTAAAATTAAACAACAATCCTTTTTTTCATCTTTTGCTTGGAACAAGTAGTATCAATGATATCAAATGTTTTGGCTGACAAATCAAAAAATGTGCGACTTGGTGAATGTTTTGCAAATGGGTGATGTTCGCCCTCACTCTCAAAGCATTCACGAGGTGTCGCATAAAAAACATAATCAAACTTATGACGAAACACTTCGCCTTTACCTGTAGATGTCATAATGCTGTTCATAAATGACGATTTACCTGAACCCATAGATCCAACGACGACATACACAGCGGGTTTATCAATAAAAGGAGGTGGAACACCGAGTTTCCCATCAATGTTCTGGTCTGTTGGTTTTATTTTCAAATCGCTGTCATCATTTTCGCTGATAAGCATTTATAATATACATTTATTTTAATTGTATAGTATATAAGGTAATGGCTGACATAGAGGATGTTTTAGATAAAATTCGCTGTAATTCAAGTTTATTATCTCATTATCATCGCAAACGATACTTACAATTGAAAAGCCGACTAAAGTATTACAGAATTCCAATAATTCTGTTGAGTTCGTTAAATTCGGTCTCGGCTGTCTCATTACAGCCATTTATGCTCCAAGAGTATGTAAGTTTGATTAATATGATGTTAAGTTTAATAGTAGGAATAATCGGGTCAATTGAGCTGTTTTATTCAATTGGAAAACAGATGGAGCAAGAGCTGATAAGTTCTCGTGAGTTTTATATTTTGGCTTGTGACATATACAAATGGTTGTCATTGAATGAAAAAAGTAAAACTCAAGATGGGTTTGAGTTTTTGAATGATTCGTATGTGCGTTATATAAAATTAATTGAGACGAGCATTGTATTGAAAAAAAAGATTGATGACAAACTATCAATCATACCAAATTTATCACCCGCTCCAAAATCATCAATCCCCCTAACTATTTCTACCGACACATTTTTAGATTCATCAAGTGATGAACCCGAATCAAATATTTAATTTTTTTTATTTTATTTTTTCATATACGGAGCGCAATCTCCCCATTTCGCAATCCAATTATCAATTTGTTGTTTTGTTGGTTTATGTGTGACTCCAGCACCATCACGCCATTTGTGAGGCTTGGGAGGAGCATTCTTTACTTTATCAATCAAGTGATCGGGTATCACATTCTTATCAAACTTTACCTTTTGTTGAACTACCTTAACATTTGTGATACCAATATCAGCAAGAGCCTTTTCAATAGTAGGAGCATTAACCTCCATATCGTCAGCCTTGTCTTGTATGGCTATGAGTCTGTACGCATATTTATCAACATATATATCCATCGTCTTATTGCATAATACGATAAGTGAAGCGTCTATTTCTTCTAATTCTTCTTCTGTAAATGAAGGAATCTCTTTGTTTTTGTATGCATAGCCTATGCACTTATCTCCTATAGAATTTATTTCTCCACTATAATTTTTATATTGATTATTAATAATACTTACCATTTCCTCTCTCAAACACTCAACCAAAGTGTTTTGTTTCGCCAAGTTTGTTTTTATATGATAATCAATGAATGTGTCAATTTTCCATTTCAT